TCCGATGGGCGCGACCCGCGAGCAGGCCGGGGCGCTGTCCGTGTCGTGGGCGACCACTGCTCCCGGCGTATCGGGCGGCCTGTCTCTGCTGCAGCGCGACCTCGACGTGCTGAACCTGTACCGGCTGGGGGCGTGATGCTGGTCGACTGGCACAACCTCTGGCTGGTCCGGCGCGGGCACGCCGTGCACGTGCAGACCGACCCGGCGTGCGCGTTCTACCGCGCACCTGCCGCCGGGTCTCGGCTGGACCGTGCGAGTCGTGGCGTCTCGTGCCTCCGATGCATGGGCCGGAGGGTGTGATGTTCCCCTCCTTCGCCATTCAGCCGTTCACGGTCGTCGAGCCCACGATGGTGGATGACCGCGGCACGATGTACCCCGACTACGACGACCCGGCGTCCGAGACGGACCACCAGGGCTCGGTGCAGCCCGGAGCGTCCGCCGAGGTGCTGGCTGCTCGCCAGGGCGTCTCGATTCGCTGGACGGTCTACGCACCCCCGGGTGTCGCCGTCACGGCGCACTCGGCCGTCCGGTACGCCGGGCGCCTGTACGACGTGGACGGCGAGCCGCAGCGCTGGCCCTCCCCCACGGGCGGTCTCGACCACGTCGTCATCCTGCTCGTCGACCACAAGGGGTGACCCGTGGCGAAGAAGATTCGCATCGTCATGAACTCGGCCGGGGTCGACGCGTTGCTCAAGTCGAGCGAGGTGCAGGACGACCTTGAGCGTCGCGCACGCGCGATCGCCGACGCCGCCGGTGAGGGCATGGAGGTCGACGTGCGCGTCGGCCAGACCCGCGCACGTGCATCCGTCCGAACGGCGACGTACGAGGCGATGCTGGCCGAGGCTCAGGACAAGGCGCTGACGCGCGCGCTCGACGCCGGAAGGGGCTGACGTGGCCGAGGTCATCGTGATGCCCGACACCGAGGATGCCGCGCGCCTGCACCTCACCGCCGCGTTCGCCGCTCGACCCGCCTTCGCCGCGGTGACCGCCACGACCGGCACCAAGCCCGCGACCTTCCCGGCCGAGTTCGTGCACATCGCGCGCACGGGCGGCCCGGCCCGCGACCTCGTCACCGACCAGCCTCAGATCACGCTCGAGTCCTACGCCAAGCGCGGGTCGCGCGCGGTCGCCATCGCCAACCTCGCGCGGGCGCTGCTGCACGCCGCGGCGCGCGAGGGCGAGATGGCCGGCGTGACCGTCTACGGGCTGACGGAGTTCGTCGGCCCGTACCTGGACCCCGACCCGGACGCCCCGTCGTTCACCCGGTACTCGGCGACGTACCAACTCGCCGTGCGCGGTCACGCCGCGTAGCAGTACCCGCCTTCCTCGGTCGCCGCAACGAGCCTGGAAGGGCACACATCATGGCTACTCCCACCGCCGCGAAGGTGATCGTCGGCAAGCCGCTCGCGACGGGCGGCGTCATGGTCGCCCCGAAGGGCACCGCTCTCCCCACTGGCGCCACGGCTGCGTCCGTCGCCCTCGACGCACTGTTCCTCGGTACCGGCTACATCAGCGAGGACGGGGTCACCCAGTCCATCGGCACCGACACGACCGACGTCGTCGCCTGGGGCGGGGACACGGTCCGCGTCATCCAGACGACGCACTCCCTGACGTACCAGTTCTCGTTCCTCGAGACGAACGCCGAGGTGCTCAAGCTCGTCTACGGCGACACGAACGTGACCGTCACCGCGGCGACGTCCTCGGTCGGCACCCGCATCGCGACGCTCGTCAACTCCAAGACCCTCCCGCACAAGTCGTACGTGCTCGAGGTCAAGGACGGCGAGGCGAAGGTCCGGGTCGTCATCCCCGACGGGCAGATCACCGCGGTCGGCGACGTGACGTACGTCCACTCGGACGCCATCAAGTACGACGTCACGATCACCTGCTACCCGGACTCCACGGGGAACAAGGCGTACATCTACACCGACGACGGCGTGTTCAGCGTCTGACGTCCACCCACCAACGACCGGGCCGGGGCTCTCATGCGGCGACCGACCCCGGCCCGGTCTTCACCCTCAGTCGCCGCATCCCGAGGAAGGCCGCCGCAATGGTCTACGCAGTCCCGCCCAGCAAGGCAAGCGTCAAGCAGAACCGGTTCGAGTTCACGGTGCCCGGGTCGAAGAAGACGCACTCGGTCCCCAAGGTGCAGTACATCAGGCCGTCGTTCCTCAAGCGTCTGCGCGACCTGACGGCCGACGTGCCCGCCGGCGAGGAGCCGCCCGACGCGGTGAAGATGGCGCTGTTCGACGCGCAGCTCGAGATGTTCGAGCACTACGTGCCCGGCTTCGGTGAGCTGTTCGACGACTCCGACCAGATCGGCGCCCTCATGGCCGCGTGGCAGGCGGAGTCGAACATCAGCCTGGGGGAATCCTCGGCCTCCTCCGCCTCCTGAGCGAGCACGAGGAGGCGATCGAGTACGACCTGATCCGGCTCGGGCTACGGCTCGAGTGGGTCGGGTCGAAGCGACTGACGTGGCGCGACCTGTGGGTGATCGTTCGCCAATCTGGTCGGGACTCCGCCCTCGCTCGTGCGCTGCACGGTGAGCGGGTCGCGTGGACGCAGGACACGTGGCTACTCGCGGACATCTTCGATGTGATGCAGGCCGCGAACTGGCAGCGCAGTGGCGGCAGGGGTCCGAAGCCCAAGCCGTTCCCGCGCCCGGTCAAGGCGAACGACAACACCTCGAAGCGGTTCGGATCTGGCCCGCTGCCCATCGATGAGCTGGACAACTGGCTCAAGGCGAGGGAGGTGGCGTGAGTGGCAGTCGAACTCGCGACCGCGTACATCAGCCTCGTCCCGACGACGGCCGGCATCCAGCAGGGTGTCGCCACCGCGCTCACGGGCGCGTCTGACGGCGCCGACAAGGCAGGCCAGGAAGCGGGCAAGAAGTACGGCTCCGGGATGAGCACGGCGCTCAAGGGCGCAGTGGGCCTGGCCGCCGCCGCGGGCGCGGTGTCGATCATCAAGGACGCCACCGCCGAGGCGCGTGAGGCGCAGAAGGTCGGCGCGGTCACCGAGCAAGTCATCAAGGCGACAGGCGGCGCAGCGAACGTCACAGCCGAGGATATCGGTCGCCTGTCCACGGCCATCAGCAACAAGGCCGGCATGGACGACGAGGCGATCCAGTCTGCCGCGAACCTCCTGCTGACGTTCAAGAACGTGAAGAACGAGGCGGGCGACGGTGCTGATGTCTTCGACCGGGCGACAGGTGCGGCTGCCGACCTGTCGGCCGCAGGCTTCGGGTCGATGGAGTCGTCCGCGAAGATGCTCGGCAAGGCGCTCAACGAACCCGAGAAGGGGATCTCTGCGCTGAGCCGGGCGGGCGTCACGTTCACCGACCAGCAGAAGGAGCAGATCAAGACCCTCGCCGAGTCGGGCGACATGCTCGGCGCGCAGCAGATCATCATGGCCGAGGTCGAGTCGCAGGTCGGCGGGGTTGCTGCCGCGTCAGCGACGGCCGGCGAGAAGATGTCGGTGGCCTTCGGGAACTTCAAGGAGACCATCGGCACCGCACTGCTCCCCGTCATCGACCGCGTCCAGGGCGGACTCACGGGGATGTTCGGGTTCCTGTCCGAGAACACGGGCGTGCTCTACGCGATCATCGGCGTCGTCAGCCTGCTGACCGCGGCGTTCGTCGCGAACCAGGTGGCGTCCATCGCGGTGACCGCGGCGGAGAACGCGAAGGCCCTCGCGCTCGGGATCTCGCGCGGCGCTGTCATGGCGGCCACGGCGGCTCAGTGGCTGTGGAACGCAGCGATGAGCGCCAACCCTATCGGCCTGGTCATCGCGCTCATCGTCGGGCTCGTCGCCGGGGTCGTGTGGCTGTGGAACAACGTTGACGGGTTCCGAAACTTCTGGATCGGCGCGTGGGACGTCATCAAGGGCGCAGCGCTGGCGGTGTGGGACTGGATCAAGGTGAACTGGCCGCTGCTGCTGGTCATCCTCACCGGGCCCATCGGTGCCGCAGTGCTGCTCATCGTGAAGAACTGGGACACGATCAAAGCCGCCGCGTCAGCCGCGTGGGACTGGATCAAGAACGCGTGGTCCGGCGCTGGTGAGTTCTTCTCCGGCATCGGCGACTCGATCAAGAACGCGTTCAAGGGCGCGTTCAACTGGGTCGCGAAGGGCTGGAACGGATCGATCGGTGCGCTGTCCTGGACGGTGCCGGACTGGGTGCCGGGCATCGGTGGGAACACGATCTCGGTGCCCAACATCCCGATGCTCGCAACGGGCGCCGTTGTCACGGGCCCGACGCTCGCGATGGTCGGTGAGGGTCGCGAGCCCGAGGCTGTCCTGCCGCTGTCGAAGCTCGACGAGATGCTGTCCCGCCCTGTTGGCTCCGGTCGACCCGCGGTGCAGGTCGACGTCCACCCGCTCCCGGGCATGTCAGAGACCCAGGTCGGCGAGATGGCGGGCCGCAGCGTGGCCCGAGTGCTGGCGGGAGGTCGCTTGTGATCCGCTCGGTGCAGATCGGCGACGTCATCATCGGCTCGCCGATGCATGTCGACGACGCCGGGTGCGAGTGGATCTTGTCCATGCCCGGCATCAGCGGGTGGGACAACTCCGGGGCGGGTGTGCGCCGCGACGAGCCTGAGCACCCCGGCGCTCACGGCAGCTTCGCCCTGCGCGGATGGCGCACCGGTCGGTCCATCGGCCTGTCAGGGACCGTCATCTGCCCGAGCAGGGCCGCCGCCGCCATCGTCGTGCAGCGGCTCAACTCCCTCCTGGCTGACGGGACGCTGGCCGAGGTGACGGTCGTGGACCAGGACCTGCCGAGGATGTCGGCACATGTCGGCCTCGCGGACATGCCGGACATCGACTGGTCTGGGCCATGGGGCCGAACCGTTCGTTTCGGCCTCGAGCTCTGGGCCCCCGACCCCCTCCGCTACGGCGACCCGGTCGCCGCGTCGACATCCTTCCCCACCCTGCGCGGTGGCCTGCGCTTCCCGCTGTACACCGATGGCGCGGGCACGGACCTGGGGTGGCTGGACTACGGCGAGCCGTCGGACACCGGCCGGGTGACCCTGCACAACCCGGGCACCGCGGACGTGCCTGTGCTGCTGCAGGTCACCGGCCCGGTGCCCGAGCAGGGCTTCGACGTGATCCAGGTCGGCACGGGCGGGCGCTTGACGTTCGAGGGGCCCGTCGGCGCGGGGTCTCTGCTCGTGCTCGACGGCGCTACGGGCGCGGTCGCGATCGACGGCTCACAGGATCGCGCTGGTCGCCTGACCCGCCGAGACTGGCCGACCGTCCCCCGCCGCGGGTCCGTCGAGCTCCTGTTCTCCCCCCGGGGCCCCTGGTCCGAGGCACAGATGATGGCCGTCGTGCGGCCGGGATGGTGGTAGGTCATGGCGCTGTGGCGATCGATGGGCGCGCGCACGGACGCGACCCGAGGCACGGCGGCGGTCGAGGTCCGCAAGATGCTCGAGCGCCTGTGGATCCGTCCGGGCATCACCCCGCGTTCCTCGACGACCCTCGTGACGGGCACCGCGGGGTGGACCTACCAGGTCGACGTCGCTGGCTTCGTCACGCAGAACGGCCCCTCGGACGGCTACCACGTCTTCGGCAACGACGGCATGGTGACGGTAGCGACGGACCCGGCGCCGGGGTCTGGGCTGCAGCGCATGGACCGGATCTGGGTGCGGCACCAGTCCACGGAGACCGGGGACGCCA